GGCGATGATGTTGTGAGGGCGAAGAAATGATTCCAGCAGCAATACAAGCCATCCTTACACCCCTCCTTGGTAACGGGTTGAACCTCGTTGCCAACGCCGTCATGGCAAAGGGCAAGGACTATGTCGAAAAGAAGTTGGGCGTGGAACTGAAGCCGGATATGTCCAGCGAAGACTTGGCAAAGGTTCAGATCGCACAGATGGAGCATGAGGAAGAACTGCTGCGGCTCCGTATCGAAGAGGACAAACTTGACCTTGCGGAGTTGGAACTCCGTCTCAAGGACACAGATTCAGCGCGAGATCGGGAGGTACAGGTCTCCACATCTGACAAAGCCCCCTTGCTTAACAAGATCGTGACCCCCGTTCTCGCGCTGTCTATTCTGCTGCTGACCTTCGTGCTGTTTGGTGTAGTCATGTTTGACAATACCCCGGTCGAGGCAAGCCGCAAGGACATTCTCATCTACACCCTTGGTGTCTTAAGTGCCATTGCAAGTCAAATTGTTAGTTATTACTTCGGCAGCAGCCAGTCGAGCAAGGACAAGACCGACGCACTTAAGGAGGCTATCAAGTGAGTCTCGTAGCAGAACAGGCGGCGTTCCTGCTGGATGTCGCCAAACTCGTTAACAAAGCGACTGAACTGGGCTTCGTCGTGACGGGCGGTGAACTTGCCCGTACCCCGGAACAGCAAGCCATCTATGTCAAGACTGGTCGCAGCAAGACGATGAACAGCATCCACCTCAAGCGGTGCGCCATCGACTTGAATTTCTTCCGCGACGGCAAGTTGACCTACGACATCCCTGCTCTTACGCCGGTCGGTGAGTATTGGCAGAGTCTTAACCCCAAGAACCAATGGGGCGGGTTCTGGAAGTCATTTAAGGATGTGCCGCACTTCGAGCGCAGGGTGTGATGGCGAGGAAGGAATCGAACCTTCATTCACGGAGTCAAAGTCCGTTGTCCGACCTTTAGACGACTCGCCAGCCGTTTACCAAGTGTCTCGGTAGCCCCGGCTGCATCGCCAGTTTGGGGGCGGTACTCGACCCCAGTCTGTCGCCCAAATTTGCCGTAATCGCCTTATAAACGCTCTCATGGCATACCCTCAACGCTGTAGTTGGTTGATGGGGAGCGCCAATCCTTTGGCACTTCCCCGGTGATCCACGACGGGTCTGCCCACAACAGCCGATTGTTAGGGTAGGCAATCCATTGGCCCGCGTCTAATGCAATGATGTGATGGTCTTTCGATTGGTCAGGCATTTCGCTCCAACCGCCATCACACCAAAATATCGTCATCAAGTATGTACCCGGTCGCTGCACCCCGTCACGACCTATTGCCTTGACTCGGTGGTTACGCAGGAACGCTACTTCTTTAACTTGACAGTTGCGGCTAAACGAGTCCCACCACACGGTAAGCAGCAGCGTCATTTCTGGGCAGGGCTTGCTGCATAGCGCGTGGATTGGGATACGCGCCCATTGTGCGCCTGACTCCAGCATGACTTGGAAGTAAGGTACGCGCATAGGTTCTGCACGAAAGCCGAATACGGTGCAGAGGGTAAATTCACCCTTGCCCTTCTTATGGTCGTGCAAAAACTCATTACGCACATAAGCCGTAATGTACGGCGTGTCGCACCAAAAATTCATATTAATCCTTCTTTGTGTAATTGCATGATAGTGCGAGCCATGCCTTCAAAGTGCGCGAGACGCACATAGTCTCGTTCAAGGTCGGTGTGTGATCGTCGGTCAATAGCGTCGTGGCAAGACGAACAGGCCCACGCTCCGAGGATGTCGGGCGATTTCATGCCAATCCCAGATACCCCGGCAAGCCGGTAGTGAGCCAGCACAGTTGTCTCGCTGTTGTGGTTGCACACCCCTGGGATACGCACCATGCAGCCCCTGCCCTTGGCCTCTTTGCGCAAATTCATTAAAACAAATCCGTAGTGTGTTGATGCAAAGCAACAATTAATTGCGGCCAACTGCGAAATGAATGGTTTAGTTGCTTGTTTTCAATTTCCAATGTGTCGGCTTTTAAAGAAAACGAACTGCCGTCAGATCGCTCTCGGATTTCGTCTTTGCGGTACAATTTTGCGCGGTACAACAGCGACTCTTTAGTAATCCACCCGCAAAAAGTCAGATAGTTGTTTGTCTTGTTAAAACTTAAAAACAAATAAACGTTGCAATCAAATTTGATTTGAGAGCGCAACAAGTTGTTAACGTAATCGCCACGCGGCGGGGTCGTGCGACCCATAGTCTTAACGTCAATCCGCAATCCAAACAACTCAAAATCAAACCCGCCGTCAAACCCAGTATCGCGCTGCATAAACGGCGTGCATAACGCCATGTTTACCATGTTCTGTCCAATTACCCCAACCAACTGTTGTTCTGCCGTGCCGTCACTACCGTCGCCACGGTTTCCCATCTTTACAGACTCGGAATACCGCTGGCTGGCTTGAATGACAAACTCCGGCACTTCAACTGTGAATGGCATTTGCTACCCCTCGTAAGGCTGCGGTATCACAATGTTTATTTCGGCGCATTTGGCCTCGATGAACATTAAATAATCGGTAAATTCTTGTTTATTCAACGCCGAGGATCGTTTGAGCGGTCGCATACGCTTGCGCCCAAAGCCCTCTAACGTCTGCCAACCAAAACATTCACCTAAAAGCCATTCATGCACATCATCCCTCGTAAAACCGCCTAACGCTTCGCCACCGCCCTCCATAATGGCCGGATACACCACGCCCCATAGGTAAGCGTTCTGCTGATTGGTGCGCGGTTTTTTCCATTCTTCTACCGTTACTGCAAAAGGTTTGCTCGGCAGTAACCGATACATAACCTCTACGGCTTTTAACACCTGCTCAACGGGCGTGCCGATGGGGAATATACGTTTCATCGTTCAGATGCCCTTACACGCGCAGCGGTCTGTTTCCATGCGTGCGCGTACTCAACATTTTGGTAGGTGTCGAACCACGGGCCACCTTCCGTAAAATGCACGCAGGTTGGATCAGGAACCTGCGCCCGTGTATGCCAACCTTCCAAGTAGTTAAATGTCGTCGGCAACCCACCGATGTTTTTGTCGTTGCACCACATAAACCGATGCAGGTACATCCCGGTTTCTGTGTTCACAATGTCAGGCGTCAACCCCTGCACCATCGGGTGTTCGCAGTTAAAATACATGAACGATGACCAGTTCTTGCGAGGGTATTGTCGCTGCGCTTGACCGTCCATCTTGGTCAACGCGGTAGGTTTGTAGTCGTGTTTGACTAACCATACCGCGATGTCGGGATTGTTGTAGTCAAGCAGCGGGGTTAAATCTTTCCGCACTAAAAAGTCGCAATCCATGAACAACGCTCGACCCTTAAAGTTGCAGAGCGCAGGGACAAGAAATCGCGAAAAACTGAACTCCGTCGCTGACATGGGGTCAGGCGCACGCCAATACAGCCCCATCTCACGCAGGTCGTCCAATCGCAGCGCCAGCACTTCGGCATCCATGTGTTCAAGGATGGAGGCGCGTGCGACCTCATACGCGATATCCTCGCGGCTATCGTAACCGATGAAGATTTTGAGTTTCAAAACGGCAAGTCCTTGTCATCGTCGAACGGGGTTTCGTCCATCACCGGGGCGCGTTTCGGTGCAGCAACCTTGGCCTCAAATTTCAAAGACATAAACTTGTCGCCCGATTTTTTGGATTCTTTAATCCACGCGGAAATGTTCATATCCACGTTGTTGATCACGCACGATCCACGGTACATAGGTGCCTTGGCGTTGCCTTTTTGATTGTTTTTGAACAAAACTCCGCGCATATTTGGGTCGTAAGGGGTGTCGTAATTAGCCACGATTTAACTCCTGTAGTTTGTTTAACTTTTCTTCCAACTCGTTCAAAAACTTTGTTACTTCAATTTCTAGTTCAGCAATGCGTTTGTCGTCGCGCTGGACGCGTTTGACAAACATCTGCAAGTGCGCTGGCAGCCGGTCGTCGTAGGACGCAAAATCGCACCACGGTCGCCCGGTGCAAGCCATTTGCCACTGCATTTGGGTGACATATCTGACCGGCACCTCGTCGGCCAACAGCGTGTCAAGGTGGGTAGATGTGTTGGGGCACTTAAACTCCACCAGCCCATCGGCCACCAGACCGTCTGGGGACGCCCCTGACATCGGTATGGTTGGGTGGTCAATAAACCCCACCTCCTCCACCAACTCGCCTGTACGGGCGCTGTAAACGGCCCTAGCGTGTGGTTCTTGCTCCACGCCACGCTCCATTGCCGCGTTCGTGAATGTGCTGGCCTTCTGACCGGTCAACCGTTCCACGATTAAGTCGGCCATGTAATTTTCTCGGCTGCTGCTGTAGCCGGTTTTGGTCTTGGCAACTACATCGGCTACTCGACTGGCTGTGACCTTGCCAAACCTTGCCGCAAACCAATCGTCAGTACGCTGTTCCATCACGCCAATTCCCTTTTGCGTGCGCTGAACGCATCCATGTGCGTTGCGCGGGCGTCTACCGGCAGCGTCTTAAAAAGCGCCGTGAGGGCGTCTGTAGAGTCGCAAGCGGCGATCTGATCAAGCACCTTGAGGTCGGTTTGGGCAAACTTGTTACGCGCCTGTGCGGCTTCTGCGTCGTCGTCAATCTGCGCCAACCCGACAATGGCAGCGAGGGCATAGCGTCGAGCGTAGGTGATGCCAGACCCCTGCGCCTGTGGCCCAGCGTCCTTGGTGACAATGGGCAGCACGCCACGCATCCATTCGCCGGATGAGTGGGCAAGCGTCGTGACCAGCACCACCCCGACGTTGGTCACGTCGGTGGTCTGGATCACCGCCAGACCGTTATCGGCCAGTTGCTTGCGGCAAGCATCCCAGCACGATGCAAGATCGGCGTATCTAGATTTGAAAAACGGGTTGCTGCTGTCCTTGAGTGCGCCCGTAATGCTGGCCTGCGCTTTGGAGAGCGCCGCTGCGAGGGCGGCAATGGATTCACTTTGCATTTGTTTCTTCCTCTTGTTGCTGTTGTTCCAAGTCCTGCTGATGCCACCAGCCGTCATCATCGGCCCACGGCGCGTCTGATTGGTCAAAGTCGTCCATTAGAAAGTCCTCACGGCAAGCCACACTAGAGCGGCAAACATGAGAAACGAGAACAGGTACAAACCAGCGGTTTTCATTTCGGCACCTTTATTAGTAAATGCGCCAGCGATTGTTCAACTGTGGCGTATTCCTCCGCGCACATCGCCAACCGCCAAAACACGCTTGCGTCATCCGTGTCGTCTGCAATGTCTTGCACAAACGCACAATCGACAGGGTTGCGGGTCTGAACCATCCGCGCCCATGCGGCACGGAGCGTTTGATCTGTAATTTGGCTTTCAAGCCCAGCGAGTTCTGACCAAATATTCACAGGCCGTCCTCCCACGAGCGACGGCGGTCGAGCCGGTTTTCTGCGGCCCAGTCTGCATCGCGCTCGACTTTCTCGCGCTCGGCAAACGCTGCAAGTCTGTCGGTGTAAACAACGATGGGGGCCGGGAGGGTCAGCCAAGTGCCATTTGGCAGTTTGATAGAGGTGATGGCGGCTGAATCCATCGTGTTGTCGTTGCAAAACTCAAAGTCAAATTCGCAATAAAGCCCCTCAATCAATTCGTACTCGCGTGTCATGTCAGTCATATCTGTTGCTCCTATCTGTGGATTGACTCAACACCGACAGGTTAACACAGGTTACGCCCTTGTCAACACCCTACTTGCAATTATTT